CCGCTTGTTCAGATGCAGATGATGGACCTCCAGATCAAGCAGATGGAGGCTCAGACCAAGCAGATGAAGGCGCAGATGGAGATGCAGGTAAAGCAGGAAGAACTGCGTCTCAAAGAACAGCAGAACATCATCAACGCAGCCGCAAAGGAAGACGAACTTCGCTTACGCGAGGCCGAGATTTCTGGCCGGCAGCAGCTTGATGCAGCCCGTCTTGGCTCAGACATTGAGAAGCACAAGGCGCAAGAATCGAACCGGCAGCAGCTTGAGGGTACAAGACTCGGCGTTGAGATTGCGAAGGCACAAGATCAAGCCTCGCAGCGCAGCGTGAACCCGATGGCGACTAGCCCACGGTCGAGAAAGATTCCCGGTCCGGGAGGTAAGTGAGGATAGGTAAATGGCTTATAGCAACGCTCTGGAATACTTGGAGTCAAAGCTTCAAGACGAGCGCACTTTGATTGTTGAAGCCCTCATCCAAGGCAAATTGGACGAAGGTGAATACAAACGACTTTGCGGGGCACTTCAGGGTCTCGACCTCGCAAAGAACCACATTCGGGACCTTGCAAAACGCTTGGAGCGCGACGATGAGTAATATTGATATTGAGAAGACGCAGGAGGAGGCAAAGAAAGCCTCTCAACTGCCAGCCCCGAAGGGGTATCGAATCCTCTGTGCGGTTCCGCACGTAGAGGAGGAGTACGAAGGCGGCATCATTAAGGCTGAGGACACCAAGAGGACGGAAGAGATGACTACGGTCGTCCTATTCGTCATCAAGATGGGTGATCTTTGCTACCAAGATAAGGACCGTTTTCCGACCGGCGCATGGTGTAAGGAGGGCGACTTTGTGTTGACCCGACCCTATGCCGGTACCCGGTTGGTCATCCACGGACGAGAGTTCCGCATCATCAACGACGACACGGTGGAAGCAGTTGTAGACGATCCCCGTGGCATCCGTCGCGTGTGAGGTAAAACATCATGGCTAATGAAGATACCGAATTTAAGTTCCCGGACGAGATTGAAGCGGAGGCTGAACAAAAAGCCGAGGCTAATCAAGACGTTACGGATGATATTCAAGTAGAGATCGAAGACGATACCCCGCCAGAAGACCGGGGTCGTAAGCCGCTACCCAAGGAGGTAGTGGAAGAACTCGATAAGGATGACCTTGAGGACTACTCCGAAAAGGTCAAGAAGCGTCTCTCCCAGATGAAAAAGGTCTGGCACGACGAGCGTCGTGAGAAAGAGCGTGCCCTGCGAGAGCGAGAAGAAGCCCTGCGGTTTGCTCAGGCTCGTGAGCAAGAGATCAGGCAGGTCAAGGAACGGCTCGGCCAGAGTGAGCAGGCGTTTGCCAGAGAAGCACAACGTTATGCCACGTTTGATTTGAATCTGGCTAAGGAGCGAATGAAGGCAGCGTATGAGGCCGGGGATGCGGAGCAGATTGCCGCCGCTCAGGAACTCATGACTGATGCCAAGCTAAAACTTCAAAACCTTGGCCGGTTCGCCCCCGCTTTACAAAAGAAAGAGGAAAGAGTAGAACAGAATCAACAGGTAACGACACCTCCAGTGGCTCCTGCACCACAACCTGACCCAAGGGCTAGGGCGTGGCAGGAAAAGAACACTTGGTTTGGTGCTGACGAGGAGATGACCGCCCTCGCACTCGGCCTGCACGAAAAACTGGTCCGGAGCGGCGTAGACCCGAGTACAGACGAGTATTACCGCCGAGTCGATGACACGATGAGGAAAAGATTCCCCGAGGCATTTGACGATGCCGAAGAGGATGAACAGCCTCAAACGAAGCAAGCCCAAAAGCCTGCTCGCACTAACAAGCCAGCTACTGTTGTGGCCCCAGTTACGCGGGGAACCGCGCCGCGTCAGGTCCGCCTGACACCGACTCAAGTTGCAATAGCCAAGAGACTTGGACTGAGCAATGAACAGTACGCACGTGAACTTATGAAACTGGAGAATGACAATGGCTGAGAATAGATTGACTCGTGAAGTTGAAAATCGAGAGTCAGCGCAACGCAAAATGGCGTGGACTCCTCCCCAGACGCTCCCTGAACCGGAGCCGCAAGAGGGTTGGGTCTTCCGCTGGATCCGGACAAGTATTATGGGTCAAGCAGATCCCTCTAATACGTCTGCAAAATTTCGGGAAGGTTGGGAGCCGGTTAAGGCTTCTGAACAACCCAAACTGATGATGCAAGCTGATCCTAATGGTCGTTTTAAAGACAACATTGAGATCGGCGGATTGTTGCTCTGCAAGGCTCCGGCTGAACTGATGAAGCAGCGTGATGACTATTACGCCCGCCAAGCTCAGTCTCAGATGCAGTCTGTGGACAACAATTTTATGAGGCTAAACGATGAACGTATGCCGCTCTTTAACGAGAGAAAGACTACGGTCTCGTTTGGTAAGGGCAAATAACTTATTTTGGAGTAACAAATGGCTTATCCTACCGTTAGCAAGCCGTATGGCTTGAAGCCGATCAATCTGATCGGCGGTCAGGTGTTCGCCGGTGCCACTCGTCAGCGTCGTATTGCCTCTGGTGCGTCAAGCATCGGTTATGGCGACCCGCTGAAGTTTGTCAACGACGGCACTGTTGCTGTGACGACCGAAACGAGCACGGCTCCGGCCACCGGCTTTGCTGGTGTGTTCTTGGGCTGCACGTTCGTTTCTTCTGTGACGGGTCAACCGACCTACTCGCAGGCTTGGATTTCGGGCACTTCGGTGAAGTCGGGCACGTACATTACTGCGTACGTGGTCGAAGATCCGGACACCCTGTTCCAAGTGGCGGGTGTGACTGCTTCGCTCGTGGTTTCGACCTCGACGGGCTTCACGTACTCAGACGTTGGTCTGAACGTCGCTTTGGTTGCGAACACGCTGAACACGACCACGAACGATTCCCAGCAGGGCGTCCTCGTAACGTCGGCCAGCACGACTGCTTCGCTGCCGTTGCGTATCATTGATGTTGTTCCCGACACTGCGTTTGATGTCAGCGGCACCGTTTACTATCCGGAAGTCATCGTCAAGTTCAACGCTCCGTACGTTGACTCTGGCGTGATCACGGGCGGCCACGCTTACAACAACCCGGTCGGCCTGTAATAGGAGTTCTGAAACATGGCTATTTCACGTGCACAATTACTCAAGGAACTCCTTCCGGGTTTGAACGCCCTGTTTGGTCTTGAGTACAAGTCATATGGTGAGGAGCACAAGGAGATCTACGAGACTGAGACCTCCGAGCGTTCCTTTGAAGAAGAGACGAAGCTGAGCGGATTCTCCGCTGCCCCCGTGAAGAACGAGGGTCAAGCCATTGCGTATGACAACGCGCAGGAAGCTTGGACGGCTCGTTACAACCACGAGACGATTGCTCTCGGCTTCTCCATCACGGAAGAAGCGGTTGAAGACAACCTGTACGATTCGCTGTCAAAGCGATACACCAAGGCGCTCGCCCGAGCGATGGCGTACACGAAGCAGGTCAAGGCGGCATCGGTCCTTAACAATGGCTTCTCCTCGTCCTACGTGGGCGGTGACGGACAGCCGTTGTTCTCGGCCTCGCATCCGCTTGTTTCGGGCGGTGTCAACAGCAACCGTTTGACGGCCTCGGATCTCAACGAAACCTCGTTGGAAGCTGCGGTTATTCAGATTGCTGGTTGGACCGACGAGCGTGGTCTCTTGATCGCGGCGAAGCCCAACAAGCTCATCGTGCCCCCGTCATTGATGTTCACTGCCAAGCGACTCCTCGACACGGAACTCCGTGTTGCGACCGCTGACAACGACATCAACGCTCTCAAGGCGATGGGTTCGATTCCGGGCGGTTACACCGTGAACCACTTCTTGACCGACACGAACGCTTGGTTCTTGACGACCGACGTTCCGAACGGCATGAAGCACTTCGTACGTACCCCGCTGCAAAACAGCATGGACGGCGATTTCGACACCGGCAACGTCCGGTACAAGAGCCGCGAGCGTTATAGCTTCGGCTGGTCGGATCCGCTGGGCATGTTCGGTTCGCCGGGCGCGTCCTGATAGCTTTCTCCTGCGTGAGTTAGCAGTTGAGGGGTTACAAGTA